TACTGTAAATGTTTTTCAATATGATTTAAGACCTAATCTATCATCTATGACAGTAAATGTTAATAGTGACCCTGCAACAGGTACTACTTTCTTTGAACAAACTTTATCTATTACTTTACAAAAATTATCAGTTGCTCAAACTAATGAGTTAAAACTAATTTCTTATAATAGAAGTCAGATTTTTGTACTAGATACTAACGATAATGTATTTTTGTTAGGTATGGACAATGGTTGTGATATATCAGGTGGTACTGTTGTAACTGGGGCTGCTAAAGGAGATATGACTGGATATACTTTAGAATTAAGAGCAGAAGAAAAAGATCCTATGATTTGGTTACCTGCAACTGCTGGTGGTGGAACTGCTAAATATCCATTTGATGGATTAAGTGATGAAGCTGCTTTAAATATAGCAGTAGGAACATAATTAATAAATCGTTACTCAAAAAGAAAGGGGCAATTACGCCCCTTTTTTTATTTTATCCAAAATTTATTTAATTCATTTAAACTTTTTA